GTAGGTTTCTTAGCGTTAATGTGTCACCAGAGCGCGCCATGTATAATGGAACAGCCGCGCCGCTGGAATTAAATAATCCTTGCGTTACGAGATTCGCCCTGGCTCGAATAGTACTAAAATCCTCAAGGTGCGAATCCCTGCGAACCGCAGCCTCGGTTGCGTCGGTCGTAGTGCTGGCCAGAGCGACTCTTCGAGTAAGGCCGTAGTCCGCCTTCGTCTGCTGATTCCAGTTCGGATTCGTTCTTAGCTTGCGCCCGTTTACGTCCTGATAAACTACATAAACAGAATTCGCCAGCTTGTCGATGGACGATTCTAGTTGAAGGGAAACAACATCGGTGAACCACTCCCTGCCAGCGCTGCCCCTTTGCCTAAAATGAAGAAGCCGGTCTTCCCATATTCCGACCTCGTATCGCTCTGGAGGAGTGCTGTCGTCTCCGAGGTTTGCTAGGTCGTTCAGAACGGTTGCGCATAGAACGTCCTCGTATAATGCCTCGTTGATATCCACCCCAGGAGATTCGATTAAGTGCGTGAGCGCCGAAATTCTAGTATAGCCGACCTCCGAAAAGCCAGATACGAAACCGACAATATCCTTCACAATCTCGTCGGCAAGAACCTCGTCCGATGTAGTGGTCCAGATGCGCAAGTTCGTTATCTTGGCATACTTAACCCCATCCGAATTAGTTTCCTGATACCATGTAGACGCATGAGCGTTTAAGCACTGAAATAGAATCCCATCCTTTGCGGTCGATAGGTCGATATCCGCAGAGCCAGAGCCAGAGGTCGTCACGCTCCACTCGTCAACAACCGATGTGAAAATCGGCTCGTTAAATGCGCTCATTATAATCTTGAAATCGGTAGGCAGGTCGACATCGTAGTCGAATGTGACCTTAGCTATTTTTCGACCGCCCAGGTCGTAAGAGCCCGAGGCATTATGGGGAGTTAGGAACAGCTGTCCGCCCTTATTGACCGATGGACCATACCAGTTCGTTATCTGAGTACCGAAAAATAGCCGCCCATTAGAATCCATGCTCCACCGAGAAGGAGCGAAGTTAGTACTATCGTCATCAGTGACTTGCCGAAAATCCGAGTATATCTGGGTCGACCATAAAGCCGTATAAGGGAAATCGGTCATCTCCCGCCAATAGCCAAAGGCATCGATTTCGAGCCCCTGGTCGCTTACCCTGCGGTCCTCGACTCTCCCCTCGAACGCCACGAAAGCCCCATCGCTTAACACGATGTGCGCAGCAGGCGTAGCCTCGTAATATCTGAACGCCTCCTCAATCGACATCGGAATGAAAGCGGTCAGATTGTCGTATCCATGCTCCCCTGTTTCGAATGAAACACCTATGGAATCCTGCGACCAGTCTGCTATTAATGAATCCTTATCTGGAGACGTATATACGTGAAGTGTTAATCTGGTCATGCTTACACCGGCGTTAAATAGCCCTCAGTTCGCACTGCGCTTAGTGTTATACTTGCGTCTGTTGTGCCAGCGAGCGCAGTATTAATCTTCCACTCGTTAGAAACAGATGGCGATTTCCCCCACAAGATGGCCGAAAGGCCGTTGCCAGTTAGGAAAACAGCCGGGTTCCCATCGTATGGCGGATAAGAGGTTTTCGTCGTGCCGTTGTTGGTTTCGAAAACCTCTGGACCAAGATAACCATCGAGCCGGTGATTAAAATGGTAATAAGTGTCGACGCTCTGGTAGTTGCAATCTTGCATAGTTATGATGTGCGCATTATCGTCCATCACTAAGCCCATAAGAACATCGACGTTGACGGTCCCGCCGCCCGAGCCGTTCATGCGAACCCATAAAGCCACCTTAGCCAGCGGCGCTACGACATCGGATATGCCGAGGAATACTAACTGTGCGCCAGAAGGCGATGCCGGAACGATGGTATTGAGGTATTCTGGCGAAGCCTGTCCGGTCCCATAGGCCAGCAAGGTCAGTAAAATATCAGAGCCGGTGCTATTCTGAACCGTAACCCACCATGCGACCCTGCCATAAGCGGAATCGATGCCGGGAGACGTATCGGTCATAATGGCGGCATCGGTCGGGCTCGAGGTAACAGTGCATTGCGTATAGTATCCATTACTAGCGCCGGCGTAGACGGTTTTAGCTATTGTTGCTACCCCGCCATAGGTCAAGGTCAAATCCTCGGTTTCCTTGCAATACAGCTTGTCAGACTCGTTCGAGATGAGTGCTAGAATATCGTGATACGATATGCCGCTAGTTCGGTTGACGAAGAACCTAACATCGTGCGGCACATGAACCTTGTGATTGTTTGTATAAGCGGCGACGCTCATGATGGCGGGATTACTGGTCTCGATGGATGCTACTTTAGTCTCGGTAGTCCCAAGCCATAAGCCCCTTCGATAAAATTGTAAAACAATCGGATTGTAGTTTGAGCCCAATGAGTACATATTGTCGACCTTATCGAAAGATGTCGGCAGACGCAGGAACCCTCCTTCTGGTTGACCAAGTATGTTTGCCGTCACAGCGCTTGCCAGACTGGAGCCGGTCGGCTTGTATTGAATCTCAACAGCAGTAACCTTCTCGCCCCTTGACCATCGGTCGGCCTGATACAAGAGGTCCGAAAGAGCCTTGAGGTTTGCCAAACAATCGGAAGTGCTAGTTCCGGTAATGCGCAGATACATCGTTTCGAGAACGTCTTTATAAGGGGAAAAGCCAGCCAGAAGCGATGTACGCGCCTCAGCCCTTTGCGGAGCCCATCCTCCGTCGTTAAGTATTATGTAATCCCCGCCGGTTAGGTCGACTGTGGTCGTTCCGTCGGTGATTTGCAGAACAGCAGCACTCATTATCTCATCCTTCGCACTTTGTTAGCCTTAATTCCAGCCATTGTGAGACCGTTCACGATGTCGGCCTCAACGCCAGGGGCAGCCCCACGAGCGTCGATGGTTATATTGTATGTTACACCGCCCCCTCCGCCAGTTTCACCGGCCGGCGTTATCTGAACTCGCTCTCGTGAAGAAGCACGAACAAAATAAGAGTCATTCGGATAGCCAGGAGGAACCACCATATCCAAGCCACGAGCGCCCCCTGGCCATTCGTCGCCAGGAGGAACGAAGTCGTCCGAGCCGTAAACGTCCCATCCGGTCGGCTCGTTTGGAACTTCCGGCTCTGGAGACGGGTCGCCCCAGTGAGTCGGATTGGCCGTTCCGTATGGTCCTCCCCAAGATGTATCCCCGCCGGAGGCAGCCTGCGCCGCATCGCCAGCCGCGTCAATTCTATATAGCGTTTGTTCGTATGCGCTCGCTTCCCTGTTTGCATCCAGCCAAACCTCAACTATGGCCCGCTTATGCGCCTCCGATGTTTCAGAAATTCCGAGGATTGCATTCTTTGCTCTGTCGACCGCCTGTCGAAATCGAATTGCCTCGATTTCCGCATCCGAAAGATTATCCCCTACAACCTGAATTTCACCGGATTTTATTATTAGGTCGTCTGTTCTTTGCCAGGAATCCATTAGCGCAACGCTTACCCTATCGGCCGCACGCTCCCAAGCCGTCATGCTGTCGGCTATAAATGGAACTTGTCGCTGCCAGGAATCGCCGGTGTTAATGAGCCTTTGTTGATTCTCGATTAAGTATGCGTATTGCGTGTTCAAGCCCCTAGCCCTAATGTCGGCCGCCTCCTGCGCCCTTGCCGCAGCCCTGGTTGCAATCGCCATCTCCATGAGCTCGTCGACCGTCTTATCGGCATTATCCCCAAGCAATTCGAGCATGATTGCTAGAACCTCTGTCGCGTCTGCGTACTCCTCGGCGGTTATTCTTCCGGTCTCCTGGCGCTTCGACAGCTTGTCGAATACCGGCTCTGTAAACTTAAGCGCTTCGTAAGTGCCGCCGAGCTCCTCGGCAAGTTCGGCCTGAACATCACTGTACTCCTTAACAGTCTTTTTGTTCTGCTTAGTTTGCTCTCGATTCTTTCGAGCCCCTTCGAGCAGTTCCGCAGCGGCTTCGACCACTGGACCAAGCCCCTCAGCGGCTAGAACCTTGAGCTCGTCTGTCATGTTCTTGAACTCGGCGGATGCGTTTGCGTATACGTCTGGCTGAATGCCGCCGCCGAGGCGGTCCATCGCAATTTCGGCCTGCTCCATCGTCGCTTGCATGAAAGCCGTTTCCCTGGTCAGCCCTGGTATTTCAGCCTGGAGCTCCGCAATTCTTGTGCGAACGGCGCTCGCGCTTATGCCGAACGTGTCTAATCTGGGAATTGACTGGTTCGAAAGGAGTAACGAAAATTCCTCCATCGCTTCGACCGGCCCCCTGCCCATCGCAGAGCCAAGCGTCACCGCCACTTCCGATAGTTGGGCGGCTTCTTCCCCAGTTTTGGCAAGCCCCATCGATATCAGTCTGGAGGCAGATTGCATGAGGTTAGCATTATCGACCATTGCGCCGGTCGCATCGCGCATTTTAGTTAGAACCGCATCCGAGGTCTCCCCGATTGAATTAGTTAGTTGGTCGAAAACCTCTCGTGTTCTTGCTATCTGAGCTCCCTCGCGCCCGAAATCGAATGCTTTTTTGGCCGCAAAAAGAGCAAGGCCAGCCGCACCCGCACCGGCCGCCATGTTGACCAGAGCGCCCTTGACATCGGTTACTCGCTTTGCGCCCTTATTGGCCGCCTCGTCGAGACCTTTCAGCCCCTTCTTCGCAGCGTCAACCCCTTTGGAATTGAACTTCGAATCAATTAATAGTGCGAGCTTAGATTCAGCCCCCATCGTCTACCCCTAGCGCCCAGTGAACGAACTCAGAATCCTCAACAGTTAGCTTAATTTTATTCGCAGGCTTGAACGACCAGATAACCCAAGAGCGTCGAGCCGTCTCGATAAGGGAAAGAAGTACGTCGCTGTTCTGCCAGACTCCCCCGCCGGTCGGAGTGTTGACCATAATGCCGTCGGCCATATCGAAACACCTCCGAGCAAGCGTTAGCGCCCAGGGCTCATAGTCGATTATCCCGTCGAAGTACTCGCGACAAGCAATCGCAACATGCTTGGCATTAAAAAAGGGAATACGTAGCCGTCGACCTCCTTAGTAACCCAAACCTTAACAGCCATTGGAACGCCGTCTGATTTTAGGTCGCCAACAGGAACGCCGTCGACCGCCCATTTGCCAAAGCGCTCGATGAGCTCAACCGATGCCAGCCATTCTCGGTCGTGCGTGCTATAGGCATACGCCCCTTCACGCTCGTCGTCCTCCATCGCCACTTTCCACCAAGTGCGCATGTGACGGTCGAGGAATGGATATGGGAGCTCGAAAAAGCCCCCATACCCCTCAAGCGAGCATTCGAACCTGCCCTTTGCTTCTTTATCAGCCATACTAGACTGTTCCCCAAGCGGGAGCGGTTCCAGAACCCGGCTTGAAGGTAGCGCCCCAGGTCAAATCGGGATTAACAGTGTATTCGGTACAGAAGTACGACCCCTCGAATTCCGGGTCGCCAGCAGTCGGAGCCGCCCTAATGCCTATCTGAATCGTGACCGTCACCGGAGCGTTCGCCCCAACATAACCAACAATGCCAGATAAAACGCTATGAGCGCCGGTCGTAGCCGTGTTGTTGAATACGCCGCTCATAGTTAGCTCCATCGTCGGATGGCCTACCTCGACATTATGCACGCCATCCGAGAAGCCGGTCACATCTTCGTCGTCATAGACAATCGGTATGTTGACCTCTGTTACGTCTCCCGAAATATCTTGCGGATTGCCGCTGGCGTCTCCAACAGAGACCCTAATCCAACGCGCATGTGTTTTTCCAGCCATAATGTATACTCCTTAAAGTTATGATTTTACGCCCCAAGCAGGAGCCGTAGCCGTCGCTGGCACGAAGGTCGCCGTAAACTTAAGCGCACCGTCGAACACTAGCTCGGATAAAAAGAATTCGCCCGAAAATGACGGGTCTCCGGCTATTGGGACCGCCTTGCTCCCGTATTCCACCGTCACTGTGACGCTGGAGGAAACCTGCCCCAGAATACCGGTTAAAACATCGAAACTTCTGTCGGCCGCAGCGTTATAAACGCCGGTGAGGACAACTTCTTTGCTCGGTTGCCCCACTTCTTCATGCATAACGCTATCGCTTAAGCCGGTCACGTCTTCCGTATCGTAAGATTCGGGAATGACCACGTCGGTCGAATCTCCGCTCAAATCTTTTGGGAGACCAGCATTATCGTCAACATAAACGCGCAGCCAGCGCCGGTGAGTTTTCCCTGCCATTTTATTGCCTCGCTATTGAAATCCAAGCGCTAACCGTTCCGCTTGTCCTGGTTAGGACCGCTCGAAGATATCGGTCGACCGTTCCTGCTACGTCACCGCGTTCGGCGGCGACCGCGCTCCCGTCTGCGGCGAATGTTATAAGGTCAGCCCATGTAGAATCATTAGGTGAATCCTGAATCTTGAACTCCCAAGTCCCGCCATCACTTGCTACGATGTGAAGATGCGCAAGAGCGCCATTCGCGGAGCTTGCCCCATTATCGATTGAGCTGCTAGTGTAGGTCGCCACTCGAGATGTGCCAACGCATAGAACCTTCCCGAATGGCTTTTCATGGTCGGCATCCGTATCGGAATGCTCCACGCTTATCGTTATCACCCCTGCCCCTGTTTGGGAAGCCTGAATCTCGAAACTTAGCTGCTCCGCACTAAACAGGAAAGCATTATCACCAAGGATGGGGGCGGCCCTGTCGCCAATGGCCATCGTGAGTATATATTCTTCCCTATCTTTAAGCTCGGAATACGCCCCGCCAGCGGCATTGTTGAACGTCGCCTGAAAGCCGTCGAATACTAGCCTCGGTTGACCTAGCTCGAAATGATGAACACCGGCAGATAAGCCGGTCACATCTTCCCTGTCGTAAGACGCTCCGAACGAGCTTATTTGCTGTGCGTCACCGCTTAAGTCAACCTCGTCGAAGATAACCCTACAATGTCTGAAATGCGTCTTTCCTGCCATTTAATTACTCCAATGCCTCGGTCGATACGTGCTTAATTCGAAGTTTCCTGGGAGCGGTATAGTAGAATCCACTTCGATTGCAGAGGTCGCCCCAGGCCTTATGACGAAATCCGCCGATTTTATAGTGTGTGTGATGTCCTGCCCGCCATAATAGAACCGAAAAGTTCCCATCGGATTCTGGATTATCTTCACTACCGGCTCGATATACTCGTATTGCAAGAACATCTTTATCTTTATCTTATCTTTATCTATATCTATATCTATGTGACATTCTGTCACGCCTATGGTCACAAAGTAGTCACCAAGCACTCACCACTTCTGCGCTATAACGGGTCGGATTCCGTAATGGTCCAGACGCAATCCACTCCAATATAGCCGGTCGGCGAACCGCCAGGAAAGCCGATGTCGTCTCGAATTGTAATGTCTATTCTGTTGAGCACCATGTTATCGGCTATCGAAGATGCGTCGAGGCCAAGAGCGGCTGTTATATAGGCGGATGCATACTCCCGCAGGTCGAATGCACTATCTTCCAATCCGATGCCCTGAACATTGGAGCGCCAAAGTAATTGGTCCAAAATGGTCCAAACTACCTCGACCTCGTTTCCAATCATGGGCTCTCCCATAACGGCGTACATTCTGTCAACGTCGGAATAGGGGAGTATTAAACGAACCGGCAAATCGGCGGAGTGCGCTTGGCTTCTGAGGCTTGCGCCCTCCAGTCCCGAGATGCTACGCGCCTCCCCATCCTGGTCAGTGAAGTCGACGGTCATGGCCGCCATCAGCGCCTGAAACTGTCCGATATTGCTAGGCATGGTAAACAATCCGATAGGGAGCCAAGATGTCGAGTATTGATTTCGGCATCTTCGCCGGTGCTATTACTATCCCGCCAGATACGATTGCTCTGTCGGATTCGGGAGTCGTTTCACGCTCTCGGTAAAGATAAGCCGCCAGCCGCTTTGCCGCCCGAGCGATATTAGCCGGTGCGGTACTAGCAAAGCCCCAGGAGCCCTCGACCGATATGGCGGCGACTGGGTCGTCAATCCAGGTCCAGTACTTCGATGAATTGAGCTTGAGGTGAATCTTGCGCTTTGGCGTTCGATTGACCGGTAGCAGTGTGAAGTCGGAGCTGCTTATAACCGAGCCGTCGCCGTTCGTTAGGGTCGTGACAGATAGCAGGTCGTCATCCAAGAATAGCGTTCGACCGTTCGCATCTTTCAGCGGATTGTAATATCTCGTTTCATCCCTTGCCTCGAAAGACCGATGGCAATAGGCATCGATAATAGACTGCGCTTCTTCGCAGTAAATGCTCAGAAGGTCGTCGTCGACCGATTTCGAGATTTTAAGCTCCGTCCTAACATCATTAACAGAGCAGTACGCCATAACTAAACCTCCCCAATAAGCGGAAACCAGCACTCGAGCGTGTTCCCGCCGATTGCGAACTTAACCTCCACCCTATAGCGCTCCCCAGAAGTCACCCCCGATATTTTAGGTAGGGTGATGACATTAACGTCGACGCTGGGAGAGCCGGTCGAAAGCTCGCTCGTGACATCGGAGCCGGCTTTGTTCTTGATGACCATAGTTGGGCTCGTAGGAGACCCGCCCCAGTTCGTCGTATCGATAGTGTAAGCAATCGACTCGTCAACGCCCTGAGTTTGGGCTCCCTCCTTAATGCGCCTAACACCGGACATATTAGCCTCCAGCGCTTACAGTTAGCTCGTAAGTGAACTGAATCGAATCGCCATTATCGACGTTGATTGCTGTGAAGGTGTGTCGGTCCAATAGGGTCGCCCCAGTCGTATTGTTGAACAGCCCGTGTTCGGTGATGGCCTTAGTGGTCGTGTAGGCGATGGTTCCAATGCTCTTGTATATATTAGCACTAGCCCCCTCCTCCTGCGAGCCGGTCGCCCGAGACTCGCCGTCGGTAGTTTCCATATCGGTATCGCCAACGGCCGCGCCTGTTACGCCAACGCCGGAATCGTGATACTTAAAATCGCCCCAGGTAGCGGTTTCGGTTTGTAACTGGTCGACCATGAAATTGACGAAAGCGGTCGTTACGACGCGCCGGTCAACAACCCCATAGTCAACGACCTCTCCGGTCGCCTTAATCACAAGGGCTCGAAGCTCGCTTGTGAGCGTAGGAATCCCGGTGAAGGCGGTCAACGCCTTCGCCAGAGTGTTCGACGCAAGGCCAAAGATGAATGCTGGCCGACTCCAGTTTCGAATGCGCCATGACAGCGGAGCCGTCGGTCGTCCAATCTTTTTTGCCGTTAGTTTTCCAGTAAAATCGGTTGCTGCTTGCATTGTATAGTCTCCTATTCGTTCTGTTCGATGTCTCGGTCCTCGAGAGTGAAATCACTCGACCGGTTTCCAAGAATGAGGCTGAACGCCCTCCCCATTAAAGTGAATGAAAAATCACGCGCCCTTAGTGTAAGCGCAATCGTGCTGCCAACGAAGTTATAAATGCCAATCGCCGCCCCAGAAGTGGAAAGCGCTCCCGCAAAAGATAACATCGTATTCTTAAGAAGGCTCCCGGAGGTCGTAATGGCACCCGAAAGAGCCTTGCTCGCCCTTGCCGTAGCCGCTCCCGCTGAGGCCAAAGCGCCAGATAGTGCTTTTTCGGCCGTCTTATAAAGAGCGCCAGAAGTAGGAAGTGCTCCAGCAAATGCCCGCTGAGATAATTTTATCACCGAGCCGGTCGATGTCAAAACAGCGGACAGCGCCTTTGCCGTCTCCCTGCTTAAACTACCAGCGGTCGATAGTATCCCGTCGACGCTTTGGTAGTACATGGCCGCCAACTTCTGCCCGACAGCGGTGCCAGCAGAAGTGAGCGTTCCGGCCAGAGCCTTCGACGTATTCTTTACGGTCTCACCGGCCGAGGTCAGTGCGCCAGATAACGCCCTCACAACGCTTTTTGTAACCTGCCCTGCGGAGGTCAGCGCACCATCGAGATATTGCTGAACCAGCTTCACCGTACCCAGTAAACCAGCCGAGGTCAGCGAACCGGCAAACGCCTTCACCGCACTTTTGAGAATGTTACCACTCGACGATAGCGCCCCAGATAGCGAGCGAGCCGTTTGTTTTGAGATACTGCCAGCAGAGGTCAACGCACCGGACAGGCTTTGTAATGCTATCTTCGCAGCCCCAAGAACGCCAGACGACGAGAGCGCACCGGACAGGCTTGTCGAGATGTGCTTTACAAGGTCTCCGGCAGAAGTGAGCGTTCCGGCCAGTGAAGCGAGAGTGCGCTTGTATAGTTGACCAGATGACGAGAGCGCACCGGCGCTCGATTTCAGCGTACTCTTGACCAGAGTGCCAGCGGAGGTGAGCGTTCCCGCAACGGCCTGAATTGCTATCTTCACGCCATTGGCCACGCCAGCCGTCGACAGCGTTCCAGCAAATGACAGGTAAGCTCCCTTCACCAGAGTGCCAGCGGAGGTCAGTGTGCCAAGAATAGCCCCAAGCAGAACGCCCTTTGCCACAGCGCCAGCGGAGGTCAGTGTTCCGGCGGCGCTCTGATAATAGGTCATAGCCGTTGGAGTGTAAGTGTTTACCATCCGCACGCCATGTATTCTGTGGGTCACTGGCGTGTCTGGTCCGCCGCTCTGAGTATAATCTCGGTCAACCCTCACCTTAGCGGCGTTCCAGTCTGCTATCGATGCTGCAGCGCCGGCCGCATTTACCGTTAGATTCTGTGTTTGGTCGGTATTATAGTTTCCAGTGCCATTGTAGATCGTAACCTGATCGGTATACGCGACATCGGCAGAGGACAGTATCTGCGCTTTCCAGGCGCACGCATCGTTTGACCATGCCCAACTCGAATACAAACTAAACGTAACAGCAATAGTATCGCTGAGACTGAACCCCGGATGATCCGCCGGAAGATCGGTGAAGCCCATCTCGATGTATTCATCCTTAACTCCAGTCGAGCCGACATAAGTGCCGTGGTCGAGGTCGTCGAGCAGGTTCCAGTGCGTCGTTCCGCTGGGATAGAGGTCGTCCCAGCCACTATCGGCTATATCAGAGGTAGGCCATGCGGTATAGGTCGCCATAGTTTATGTGACCGACTGGCGTGCATAGTCGACCAGAGCGCAAACCCTGGTCGACCACGCATAATGAATATACTTCATGGCCTAGCTAAGCGCTTGAGCAGCGTTGACCGCTTCATTTTAGCGTAACCCCGAATCCCCTCCGCCTTCGCCTTGTCCCTTAGTTCCTCATTCGTTAGTCGATGAAGGGGAGCGGAAACCCGCTCTGGTTGAACTGGGAGGCGGTCGGTCTCATCGTCGATATAGCTAGCCCTGCCAGCCCTTACAAGCGCAGACGGGTCGTCGAGTTCGACGACATCGCCCTCCTTGTAATAGGCTTCGTCGGTCAACACGCCACGATAATCTTGCAAAAATCGTACTTTGCGCATACTAAACCAAGAAAACAAGCCGAATTCGGAAGGAACCGGCTGTAACCGCCCCCCAGTCTGAACCACTGGTCGCGGTCAGTGTTACGTTCTTCGTAGCCGTGTGTTCGCGAGTTCCAGACGGAACGCCCATCACCGCAGCATTAGCAGATGCGAAGATTGAAGGCGTGCCGGTGTTATATCTATCGGCATCGGTCCCATCTCCGACGGTTAACGTGCACGAAGTATCACCGGCGAATCCGACAAGGTGCGTCACTTGACAAGCCAAAAAGTATGCGCCAGCGGGAATCACCCCATCCAGCACAAGCGTTCCAACAGCAGCTCCGCCATCGACGAAATCGGCATAATTGACATCCTGCTCGATGTAGTCCAGCAGATTGCCCTTCTTGAGATTTTTTAATGCCATTAATCATGCTCCTTATATGACCAGGGGAGAGCGATAACGCCCTCCCCATTATCGGTCGAACTAACGACCTTATACGGTCAGATTGTAGCTGATGGCCGATGCCTCATTATCGCGATAGGACAAGCCGACTCGCATTAATGAGCTGATTTCCCAAGCGTCCGCCCGAGGAATCCTCTCGACCTCTGTCGTAATTCTGCGACGGAAACCGAGCCGCCAATGGTCCCAACGTACCGCCAGGATTGAGCCCTTCGTGTTGTTTGCCGCTGTGTCAACATCGATTTTACCAGCGATGTTCTGCTTGTATTCGTAACCAGTGTTGACCACTGATGCCATTCCGAACTGATAAGACGGAATTACGCCATATCCAAAGATTCGAGCGAGCATTCCACCTTCGATGGTAGCGTTCGAATATATGTCTCGGGATAGCACCTCGGCCAGAGCGAGAGCCGCCCAGTGCGTGTTCGGGTCGACGATGAACGAAGTGCGACTTCTGTCGAAGCCAGCCTTACCAGCCGGTCCCATGAGCTTCACAGTGTCGAGGAAATCCCCAATAGCCAAAGCGCCACCGTCTCGGCTGTTCGCCGTGTTGGTTACGAGAGGCAGTTTACGGAAGCCGTCGAAGATTAAGAAGTACTCGTTTCCTGCTGGAGTGCCAGCGAT